CTAATCTCCAAAACACTATCACTTTAAATGGTGAGAAAGTTAGTTTGGTTGTTGCAATTGAAATGCGTAACAATCTCGAATGGCAGAAAGATTTTGTACGAACCATCCATACTCAGGCTGTGAACATGGAGCGCCGTATCTTAGAATCTAACACTGCTTTAGAAGAAGAGATTCAGCACGTTACTTTACGTAACAAAACAGATTCTATGGCTACAGCTGATGTACTAGAATTAGAAGAGCAAACTCGTAACCGTCTGGAAAAAGCTAATAAAGCTATTATCCATGACCCGTTAAGTATTCGTCTAATGCATGAACGTGAAGCTGCGAAGTATACTGAGTTATGCGATGAATTGGATACTAAACTTAATATTGCTAATGCTACTATCACTATAGGTGTTGCAGCAGAAGCGAGTTAATTTTAGTTGGTTTAATGTTGTGACGAACATTAAGAAAAGCAGTACCACACTTTACTACCTCAAACCATGTGGCTAAATAAAGGTTAGGAGTACTAATCATTCATTCTGATAAATGAAATGCTAGGGAACTTTCGGTTACATGTTCGATTCATGTATGGGGTGCATACCCCATTAGCTCAATTGGTAGAGCAAAAGTCACGCATCGCTTTGAGGGAAGCTTAAATTCCTCGTTAGCTGTCAGCATTTAGATTTGAGATGTTAGATTTGAAATATTAGATATTTTTTCTTCAGATATTTTTGAATAGATATGAGTTGTCACTAAATCCTAGACTCAAGTTTACAATGGTTTACTACTTACCAGTTAATGTACTCTAGGCTGTCACACCATTAAACAGGTCTAAGCAATAGACTAAAAACAACCGGCTGGTTCACGATACGAACCACTCAAATTTTGTAAGCCATTAGATGTAATTATCTAATGGCTTTTTTTATTTAGAACTAAGAGGTAATCACCTATGTTAAAAGTAACTACCCAAGAGCATTTAGAAGATTCTCTTGCTAATATCTTCCGTATTTTTAGTGGAAGCCACGGCACTATTCGTCCTCATTTTATTCTTACTGGTGCTAGTGGCACAGGCAAGACTTACACAGTGCAAACATTCTGTGACAACATGAGCATCCCATTTGTAGAAATCAATGCAGCTACTCTTACTAAAGAAGGTACTAGTGGTAACAGCCTGTCTAAATCTATGGCTAAGTTAGCTCAGTACCAGGGTATGCCTGTTGTATGTTTCGTAGATGAGTTCGATAAATTATTCTTAGCCGCTAACACATTAGCCGGTGGTGCTGCTGAAACTACATTAGGCGTTCAGAATGAGTTTCTAAAGGTTATTGAATCAGGCACGGCAGAAGTTATGGGTGAATATGGTAAATACCCTGAGATCAACGTAGAGAACGTTTTGTTCGTATTCGCAGGTGCATTTAATGGTGAAGCTAATATCACTACTAATCGTTTACATGAGCTAGGTGTTAAAACCGAGTTCCTTGGTCGTGTTGGTTTACTGTATGAAACTAATCCAGTCACATTAGATATGCTTTTCGAGATCCTTGAAAACTCTGAATTGCTTGATCAATACATGGAAATGTATGGTGACACAGAAAATCGTGATGATGTTATTAATGCCATTAAACCAGTCATTGCACAGCAGCATGAAAAGAGCACTATCGGTGCACGTATGATTGCTACCCTTATTCATAAATACTTTATCCAAAGCGGTGTGGTTGAAGTAGATGTAATTACCACGCCTAAAACCAAAAGTAAGCTTACATTTAGTAAGCGAAAGTAAAGGGGCGTAAATGCTATACAACGAGAAGGAAGTAGACCTATCTGTTGCATTATGGTTAGCAACAGACACGTACGATCATGACGATACTGTCATTAGTGCTACAGGGCTTATCAAACCATTAAAGAAAATCATCCTAGCTGGTCGTGTACCTGACGCTGAACGTATGGGAGATGTAATCAACAATGTTGCATCATCTATAGGCACAGCGGTTCACGACTCGATAGAGAGTGCTTGGGTTAACAACTACAAAGAATCATTAGCTAACATGGGTTATTCCAAGGCAGTTATTGATAGTGTATTGGTTAATCCAACTGTTGAAGAACGCAAAGCCAACCCTGATAAAGCGTATGTATTTACAGAGCGTCGTACCAAAAAAGTAATTGATGGTGTGACTATATCAGGTGAGTATGATTTCTGTGCTGAAGGTCGAGTGGAAGATTTCAAAACCACTGGTACTTACACGTACGAGAAAAATACTAAGGAAAACGAGTACCGCTTACAAGGTAGTATCTATCGTTGGCTTGACCCAGAAATAATCACTCAGGACGTTATGACTATTCAGTATATCTTTACTGACTGGAAACGTAACCCGATTATGGCTGGTCCTAACTACCCTAAAGCTGCTGTGGAATCTCAGACAATAGAACTACTGTCTTATGAAGAAACAGAAGCTTGGATTAAAAATAAATTAGCTGATATTGAGAAGTATAAAGATTTACCTGAATCTGAAATACCTCGATGCACTCAGGAAGATTTATGGCAGGATGACGCTAAGTATAAATACTATGCTGACCCTCTTAAGGTAGGTGGGCGTTCAACTAAAAACTTTAATTCTGGTGTAGAAGCCGAACAATGGAAGAACGATAAAGGCAAAGGTATCGTCGTAGAAGAGTTAGGTAAAGTGAGAGCTTGCGCCTATTGTGATGGTTTCTCTGCTTGTAAACAAAAAGATGAATACATGACCTTAGGTATTCTAGTTTAATTTAATTAAAGACCAGCAGTTTTGTTGGTCTTTTTATTTGGAAAAATTATGAACATTTTAAATATTATTTTATTCGTATGCAGTGTTGCACTGGTTTACGTTCTGTTCTTTTTTAAAAGAAAAAAGCATCCTGTTACCGAAGTACTGGTTACACGATCAGTAAAACCAAGCAAAAGAAAAGTGTATGATACGACTCCTTTTACAGATTCCCAAGTAGAGTACATAAAAAGAAGATTTGCTTTAAACAAAGTTTGTCTCCCAAAGCATAGAGTTACGCAGCTAGAATTAACAATCTACTTAAATGCCACGTTTGGTTTAAATAAATCTGTAACTGCGTACCGCCGTGTTTGGAAAAATGAAACTAATAAACAGGAGAACTAATGTTAGATTTAGAAACGGTTGAGCATAATTCCATATCAGAGGGATTAGTAGACATCATGTGTGAAAAGACACAAAGTGAATGTCCGCAATTCTTCCGTGTTTTGGTAGCTTATTACTTTGGTAAGGTGGCTTCTTCAATGCGAGCCACGGTTAAAACTATTGATAGAGGTGTACTACCTATTAATATTTATGCCATTAACCTAGCACCGTCAGGTACAGGTAAAGGCTTATCTACAAATATTATGGAAGAGTCAGTTCTAAAAGGTTTCCGTGATAAATTCATGGAAGAAACCTTTCCTGTATTAGCTGAGAAAAATCTAATCCATTTAGCTAACAAGCGTGCCTTGAAAGATGACTTGGATACTGATACGGCTCTTGCGCGTGTTCAGGAAGAGTTTTACACAGCAGGTGAACTCGCATTCTCATTTGATAGTGCAACGACCGCAGCAGTTAAACAGATGCGCCACAAACTACTAATGGCTAATGCTGGTTCTGTGAACATGGAGATTGATGAAATTGGTTCAAATCTTCTAGGTAACGTAGATGTACTTACCGCATTCCTTGAATTATACGATGTAGGTAAAATCAAACAGAAGCTAACCAAGAATACTAAAGAAAATATTCGTGGTGCTGAAATTGATGGTCGTACACCTACTAACATGATGTTGTTTGGTACTGCATCTAAGTTGCTTAATGGTGGTAAGACAGAAGAAGAATTTTATTCTATGTTAGACACCGGGTACGCTAGACGTTGTATTTTTGGTTATGTTAAAGATAATCCAAAGAACCTAGAATTAACGCCTATGCAGTTATTGAAGCAGATGCGTAACAACACCAGTACAGCATTCTTAGAAGAGCTTAACGAACAGTTCACTAACCTAGCTGACATCATAAACTTTAATCGTGAGATAGAAGTAAGTGAAGCTGTAACACTAATCTACTTAGAATATAAAATAGATTGTGAGCGCCGTGCACATGAGCTGTTAGAGCATGATGAAATTCGTAAGGCTGAGTTATCTCACCGTTACTTTAAAGCCATAAAAGTAGCAGCTACTTATGCTTTCATTGAAGATACTTATGAGATTACCGAAGCTCAAATGTACAGTGCAATTAAGTTGGTTGAAGAAGCTGGTGAGTCTTTCAAAGGGTTATTAACCCGTGATAGAAACTATGTGAAATTAGCTAAGTATGTTGCTGCTGTTCGTGGCGAAGTATCACATGTTGACCTAGTGGAAGATTTACCATTCTACAAAGGCAGCGAGTCAGCTAAACGTGAATTACTAAACCTAGCTATAGCTTATGGTTACAAGAATAATATTATCATCAAGAAAATGTTCAATGATGGTATTGAGTTCTTGCGTGGTGAAACACTTCAAGAAGCTGATAATGAAAATCTATGGTTATCACATAGTGATGATCAAGCCTATCGTTATGAGTTTGACGATGAAGTGCCTTTTAGTAGTATATCAGAGTTGACCCAATTGGATGATCACCATTGGATTACTCACAAAGTACTCGAAGGTCATCGTTGTGAAGAAAAGTGTGTTCCTGGTTTCAATATGATTGTTATTGATATAGATGATGGTTTCCCTATCGAAGCGGCAGTTAAACTAATGGAAAATTATACCTTCCATTTATATACCACTAAACGCCACACCGCTAAAGTAAACCGTTATCGTATGGTATTCCCACTTAACTACATATTGAAGTTAGATGCAGCAGACTTCAAAGAGTTCATGAATAATTTTTATGAGTGGCTACCATTTGATGTAGATACTGAGACAAACCAACGTTCTCGTAAGTGGTTAACTCATAATGGTTCATTCATTGATAACGAAGGTGAGTCAATAGACGCGCTACCATTCATACCTAAAACCAGTAAGAATGAGGAACGTAAGAAGCAGTTACTCGATACCGGTTCATTAACTAACTTGGAACGTTGGTTTGTGGATAATACTGGTAATGGTAATCGCAGCAATCAAATGATCAAGTACGCATTGATGCTGGTCGAGAATGGTCTTGATTTAGTTGATGTACGACAGTACGTATTAGACTTTAACGAGAAGCTACCTGATAAGATGACCGAGAAGGAAATCAGTAGAACTATTTTGGTTAGCGCAGCAAAAGCTATTGCCGCTAGAGATGCTTAATTTATGGGGCATACGCCCCTTTATTTGATAATCCAATAGGAGCATTTATGCTAGATAAATCACAACCTGACGAGGTTGAAGAAGAAGAGTACGAGAATGACAACTTAGTACTTATTTGTGGTAAAGCATCTACAGGTAAATCGCGAAGCTTGAAACACCTTAAGAACCCAGAAGGTGTTATTTATTTAAACTGTGAACATAAGAAATTACCTTATCGTTCAGATTTTTTACAAGCCAAAATTACCGACCCATACCAAGTGTATGATGCGTTTGAAGAAGCTGAAAATGACCCAGAAATTCATACAATAGTTATTGATACTCTTACATTCCTTATGGATATGTTCGAGACAAAGCATATTGTTGGTTCTGCTAATACTCAGCAAGGTTGGGGCGATTACTTCCAATTTGCTAAGAAATTATTTTCACACTACATTGCTACGTCTAGTAAGAATGTTATTATTCTTGCTCATACTTCTGATACTGAAGTGACTGAAGGTAATGCTGTTAGTTTTGAAACTTTAGTGAAAGTTAAAGGTTCATTGATGAACGTAGGTATTGAATCATTTTTCAGTACTATTGTTCTTACTAAGCGTATGCCTGTTAAGAAACTTAAGAAGTACGAAAATTCTTTACTTTCTTACAGTGAGAAAGAAGAACGTCTTGGCTTCAAGTACGTGTTCCAAACCATGCAGACTAAAGAAACTGTCAATGAGCGTATGCGCGCATCAGATGATATGTGGGATGATTCTGAAACCTTTATTGATAACGATGCTCAATTAGTAATGAGTCGTCTTCATGAATACTACGCCGATTAATTAGAGAGATATTATGTCATTTTTAAAAGCACTAAAAACGAAAGAAAAAGTAGAAGCACCGATTGACCGTCTTGGTGGATCAACAGTTCGCCCATCAGGTGTTGAACTTTTCAAAATTAAAAACATTTACTTCTTAGCTGCAGATTCTGGCGCAATGATGTGTTACTTAACTGCTACCGATTCTAAAGGTTTAGATTACCGTGAATCGTTATGTGTTGCTTCAGGTGATGCTAAAGGTAATTCACCTACTTACAAAGATAAAAACACTGGCGCATTAAACTTCCTGCCTGGTTATAACATCGTTAATGCTCTTGCGATGCTTACTATCGAAACTGATATTACTGACCTTGAAACTGAAACCATCACAGTTAAGCATTACTCTAAAGCTGCAAGTAAAGAAATTCCTACAGAAGTAGAAGTTGTGACTGACATGATCGGTCAAGAAGTTCAGCTAGCTATCAAGCATGTTATCAAGAACAAGCAAGAACTTGTTTCTGGTAAGTACGTTGACGTTAATGAAGAGCGCGCATTCAACGAAATTGGTTCAGTATTTGAAGCTGATTCAGGTCATACACTACAAGAAGCTTTAGAAGGCGTTGAGCCTGAATTTAAAGACAAGTGGTTAGAAAAGTATGAAGGTAAGCCATTCAATACTTACAAAGAAGTAAAAGGCGGTGGTGGTGGTAACTCTGTAACTAGCGGCGGTAACAAAGGTGATGCTGATGCAGGCAAACCTAAAAAATCAATGTTCAATAAAAAGTAATAATTAAATCTTCTAACATAAGGCTACTTAGGTAGCCTTTTTTATTTGAGGAAATTATGGCTATTTTGAATATTGGGGGTTTCGACCCTTCCATGAAAAACTTTGGTTTAGTTAAAGCCAAGTTGGATATGGACGAAGGTTATTTGTCTGACCTTGAATTATCATTGGTACAAACCAGTGTTGATACTAAAAACAAAAAAGTATTGCGTAAAAATGTGCAAGACTTTGAACGCGCCCAGAAGCTCTTTAAGGAGACATCGGCATTCTTTGAGGGATTGGACGTTATATGTGTTGAACTGCCTGTAGGTAGTCAATCAGCAGCAGCCATGAAGAGCTACGGTGTTTGTATTGCACTGACAGCAGCATTGAATATACCGATTATCTATGTAACAGCTACTGAGGTAAAACTAGCTGGTCACGGAACCAAAAACGCGACTAAGCAACAAATGATTGATTGGGTCGTAAACGAGTACCCAGAGCTTCCATGGCTCCGTTACAAGAAACATGGGGTAATGGTCTTGAATAGTGCAAATGAACACTTAGCTGACGCTATTGCAGCCCTTCACGCTGGCGTTCAAACCGATCAATTTGAAATTTATAAACGTTTATATACAGGAACAAAGTAATGGCTATTAAAATCCAGTTCGATGAAGCAGAATTAAAAGCAGCAGTTAAAGCACATTTAAAAGCTAAAATCCCTACAGCAGATGCAAGCACAGTGCAGTTAAACATTGTTGCGGGTCGTCAACCTACGGGTCCATATGCTGAAGTTGATTTTGAGTTTGAATGTTTTACTCCTCAGACTGTATCGGATGAAGAAATTAAAGTTGAAGCTCCGGCGAAAACTACTCCATCTAAAAAAACTTTTTCTAAAAAAGTAGTTAAAGAAGTTGTTGTGACTGACCCAGAAGACACAGTAATTACTGAAGATGATACACCTCCTTTTGATCCAGCAGATGAAATCGAAACCAGCGAAGAAGAAGATGCTGCGGACGATGCGGAAGAAGAAGATACTCCAACTGAAACAAAACCGCGTAAAAAGTTATTCGGTAAAGCGTAATTGAAAAAAGGTTTCCGCAAAACATTTTCGGACTTCCGTGAAATTGTAGCAGGGCTAGCTTGTCTAGCTTTGTTACTTGGTTTCATAGCTTCTATTTCTTATATAGCAGTAGCACTAGTAGTATTATTCTGCGTATTTGGTGTTATCTATGTAATTAAAGAGGCGGGGAAAGACCCATCCGAAGATGAGTCTACTGAGGATAAAGCTGAAAGGTAGCTACTTATTCAGTAGCTGCTATCAACGGTAGGGCGGTTAGACCATCTATTGCTTCACCTACTGGATTCAAATTAATCTTACCTATTACATCAGTGAATGGTATGAATGAATCCAGTACATCAGGCATATCGACTAACGCAGCTTGGAGGGTAGCTATCTGTAATACTTTGCCTGGATGGTTCAGTATTAAATCAGCTATTACACGTTGTATTCTTAGGAAAAACTTAGTAAACATAACCATACCCATATCATTGGCATACTGTAAAGCTACGTGAGTAGGATTATCGTAATCAATGAATGTCTGTACTATATCTTGTATAGACTCTTTAGGGTCCATTCCTTTCTTTAGGTTATGCTCATGTAAACTATAACGTGCTACGAAGTCACTCATTTGAGTGGTGTCTCGTAGGAATTTATACACACTAGTATCTTGCGCTATAGTGGCAACTTTTAAACCAGTCTTCAAAGAATTAGGTAGTTTATCAGTAACAGGACTTGCCCACTTTTGTAACTGATTTTTATATGTGTACGTATCATCCACAGAAGCTAAATCTTCTACGATACTTTGGTACACACCTGAATTAATTAAGTCATTAACTGGATTTACAGCAATGCTGTTTTTCAGTCGTGCAATCCTCAATTTAGTCTCCGCAGTACCCTGACCAATCCGAGTTAATCGGTTTAATCGGTCTAACTCTTTAGTATCTCTTTGATGTTTGTTAGCAGCTCGAACCGCGACAGTATGTGCGTTTACAGCGTCTTTAGGATTAACACCCTTAGCCATAAGCAACAATACATTACTCGCAATATTACCCGCTAGTACAACACCACTCCTTACAACAATTACATCTTTAACCAGTTTCATTATTTCTTGCCATACATTTTCAGTCTTTTTAACCCATGGCTTATTGAGTACACCACCGGCACTGATTAACATATTTCTTAACGCATCGTTAGATACACCTTCAAGAGTTAAGTCTTTACCAATATTCGACACACTCCATTTTCGTTGACCAAAAATTAGTGGCACTAACGTAGCTGGTACATACATGTTATCGCTTCGCCATACTCTTTTAATTTCCATACGCATCTCTTTAGGAAGCATTTGGTATATCTCTTTATAAGCTGGGTCGTGCGAATCAATACCTATTTTAACAAAGTCACTTGGGTCTTTTTGGTATTCAGTTCTGAACTGTTTATAAGCTCATCAAGTAACGGTAAGCGCGCGTTTTACCAGTCTTACCAAGTATAGGAACCAATGGGCTACTACCTGCTTCAACATATGAAGGAGCATCACTGAATAAAGCTTCAATCATTGCACCTTGTTGGTTTTGGTATCCATCAAAATCTTCACCAGCAATTGCGGCTGCATCATCAATATCTTCATACTCAGCAGCACGTATTTGAAACTGCGTTTTACCTTTAGCTTTTTTACTAGTTAATGATGTTGCGCCAGCTTGCCATGTAGTAACCAAACCATCTCTATTAACAAACAAGTATCTATCTTCTTGGTTCGGGTCAAGAGGGTCTTTAGGTAATGGATTGTTACCTACACGGAAAAAGTTAGCGTTCTGCATTTCAATAACATCTTCTAAGCTACCAACCTCATAAGTTACATTAGGGTCATAAATTTCTTTAGTGTAGCCCTTTTGCACATTGATAGGATCACCATCAAATAACTCGTTAAATGCACGTTCGCGGAAATCTTTATTAACAGCAATGGTGAATGTAATACCATTGTTGATTGGATCTCTTGCAAACTCACTAGCTACCAAACTTCTAAGCTCTTTTATCTGAGTAGGATTGGTTTTCTGTAAAGCAATCAATGATGCTAAGTAATCTATCGTTGTTTCTGCAGCTTCAACATTACCTTCAATAGTTACTTCGGCGTTATCTAAACCATATAGATTAGCTATTACGTGAGCATTCATTTTACCTAAGTTTTCTGTATGCACACCGGTAGCCATATAACTTCCTAAACTAGTAGCCATTTTACGGTAGTAGTTTTTATTGCCTGGATAATCATTTTCAAGCTTTCTGGTTAAACGACCTATCTCTTTACTTAACTTTTCAGATGACTCTATGAAACCACGTATTTGATTCATTGAATAATCACCATCATCAAGTAAAGATGAAATTTCTGTTTTCAATAAACCCTTTAGTACAGCCGTTCGTTTTTCAGCAGTAAGAACACCTTCCTCAAAGTTATCTACTAGATGCCCCTCAACAGCCTTTGCAGCAGCCAAACGTGTTTGGTCTACCATTTTATTAGCTATTCGATTCATCACTTCCCAAGGACGTGACAGCTTATCAGAACCAGCAATCTCCCTAGCAATACTACCTAATAGATTTTTTTCAGTCATACCCATACGCTTACTCATATCACGTAATGCAACTGCGTAGGCAGGAGCTTTAGTATGTAAGGCACTCTTAGCGGCATTCGCTAAATTAGCTACCGGTTTTATAGCCTGAGCTGGTTTGCTCTTTAGAATGGCTGTCAGTGGCGCTACTGCCCATAATGCAGTTGCTTTAACCTTTGCATCCAATGCTGTGGTAGCTCTATCGTAAGTAGCTGCAATAGTACCTTTCTTGGTATTATCCACACTTGCTAACGCATGAGCCATCTGCATCATAGCTTCACTGCCATTCAGATTTTTAGTACCAGTAATGCGTTGCCCTAGTTGATCAGCTAGTCTTTCCACAATTTTCAAGAATGTAGAAGTAATGTCACCTGCCCAGATATTTTTCCATAAGCTATTTGCAGGTGCTACGGTCATATCCACTTTATCTAAGGCATTCATGAATGCACGGTTAGTTGTACCAAATACCAAAAATTCATGTAGGTATGAGTTTCTACCAACACTGTCATTATTAGTATTGTTATAAATATAATCATAACGTAACTGTGCCGCTGCTAATTCAGTAGGGTAACTTAATGACTGTTCGGTAATTACCACACCATCTCTGTCAACCATTTGGTTAGCAGAATTAATGTTTATGAAGTCTTTAGCTGTAATCTCCTTACGACTAATTTCCCACATCTTTTCTAACTGACGCGAAACCAAACTATTAGCATTAATACCTATCTGTGTAACGTGATGCAGTAATTCATGTAAGTAAGTTTCTTGTGCACTCATTTGAGTACCGTTGGCTAACATACCACGTCCAATGTTTAAGAATACTTTATCGTTTTGGATAGCACCTACAGTAGTGTTACCACCTGAACGAACATGCAGCTTAATCGGGTCCATTACTTTATTAACTAACGTACCAAGTAATTTCTCTAAATGCTTAGTGTGAGTAATAGGGTCACTTACATTACCTACTTTACCTAGCACATTGAATATCTGTTCAGAGTTCATGGCATCTACTTCGCGAGTACTTGAAGCCACAAAGTTCTCTATATCAATACTAGATACACCGTCAGAAAATAATGTACCTTGGTTTTCATCTACAGGTCGTCTTAAAACAACAGTTGTTACATCCGTGTCTGTAGAGAACAAATCAACTACCGTATACTCACTAGTCGCATTAACAGCATCGGTGATGTACTCGTAGTTAACTTCTTTTAGAAAGTTTTCCCCAATCGTTACATTAGTGTCGTTGGCTATAGCACCATCAGGCATAGATATTTGCACATCAACTGGTACTACTTGCAAGTCATCCAATACTAAAGCTAACTGGTTCGCTCGCTCTGCTTCATACACTTCTAAGTTATTAAAGTTAATCTCAAACTCATTGCGTAATGTCCCAAGAAGTCTACGCCCTTTTCTAGTGTCCAAAGACTCAACAGCCTTATCTACTTCGTCCAAAAACTCTTTAGCAGTTTCTTTAGAGTAAATACTTTTAGCAGTACGTTTAGGTGCGCGCTCTCCCGGTTTAGGTATGTTGAACGTTTCAAGAAATTCAGCTTCCACTTCTTGAAAACCTAATTCAGTTAACGAAGGTAAGTTAGTTTTATATGCACCACCTTCCCCTTTATTGTACTGCTGTACTACTGCAATTTTGTTTTTAATAACTGCGCGGTACTGCTGCGTTTCTTGCTGCATTACTTTAAGAGCAACTGACATATTAGGCAGTTCTTCAAAATCTGCAGGGAACATAGAAGCATACGCGTCAAGTACTCTTGAATGCATCTCTGCTATGTTGTCTACGATACTAAAATCACTCATGGCAACATCAGTCATAGCCTTATTAAAAGTCTCAGTGCCTTTTTCTACATCATTAAGTGAGAATATTAAGGCATCATGTACGTTAACCGCAGCGTACTCAGCCATGGTTAAATACATAGTAGCAGCATCCATACCATGTACTTGACCAACTACAGCATTAGGACCAGCATCTTCAAATGTTTGGTTATAAGACATAGAGTTTAATGAACCAACTGGCTTAGTAGGTTTATTTGTTTGGTGCGTACCTGTGTGACCACGTTCATTGTATGAATGAGGTTTGCTGTACTTATACTCGATACGAGATGTAGCATCCTTGGTTACAATGTTTTCTTTGCCTACAGGCATGAAACCATCTTCAACACTTTCAGAAAAATAGTTAGCCATTATAGGCATTACATTTTTAAGGTCGCGCTCTATTTCTAAATAATCTTCTTGGCTCAAGTCTACAAAGTTAGGGTCTAGTGCTTTACGTTCAGCCTTCTCTGACTCTATGCGCGCATGGTACATTTTCTTAAACATAGTGGTTGCTTCGCTAACGGCATTCACCAACAATTTACGCGACTCTACGAATGTACCAAACTTCTCATCCATTGCTGTTTCTAGCGGTGCGCCAAAGTAGTCGCTTACCGTATCTACAAAATTAGCAACGTCTACTTCATCAGTTAAACCAACTTTCTTATCTAATTTAACTCGTTTACCTACAACGGTGTTTACTGCATTACGAAGTTCTTCAACACGTGCACGTGCCTTTGCACCTTCTGCTTTGGCTTCTGCTCGTTTGTCGAAGTTTTTAAGTGCTAGTACGCCTTTGTTAGAAGCTATGAACTTATCAGTTACTTCTATAGTAGCTAGGTTCTTAGCAATCTCTTCATGCAGCTTATCCAGTACAGTCATAGAGAAGTTGGCTATAATTTTCTTAATAGCAGCACCGTAGTTAGAAGTCATTAGTGGGTCTTTAGCCAATTGACGACCTAACTTAGTTACTACATCTAAAGCAGAAGAAGACTCTTTATCTTCTATAAACGAACCTACTATAGTTTCTAAAGCATTAAGCTTGTTAAGATTTACCTTGTTCTTTTTAAGGCGTTGCACAGCGCGCTGCTCACCTTTTGTAAGGTTATCGTAACCAACACCTGTAGTGATCACCTTTTTTAATTCTTTAAACGCATTAGTCCAGCCTAGTGAAATATCTTCATAGCTATCATAGTTGCCTGGTTGTTCACGCCATTTAGCATATGTCATATCTGGATCAGTAAACATACCAGTACGTGCAAGCATGGTTTCAAGTTGTGACCATGTAGATGCACCTACTATTTGAAGTAAGCTCAGTGCTACACCATTCGTTAAACCATCAACCTCACGACCGATGTCAGTAACAAACGATGTCTCGCCATTAGCATAGGCACGTTTCTGTGAAGCCAATGCAGATATACCATCTAGGCTAAACATGTTGTTACCACCTGCTTGGATACCAGCAAGTAAGGCTGCTTGGTTCTCAGGAGTATGCCCCCAATCTTCAATAGCGATATATGCATCAACAGCTTCTTGTATTACTGGCTTATCAATAGTGCTTCTCGCAGATGCAACACCAGCAGCAATTGATTCTTTATCTGGTGATGTGCCTAATGCTTCACCTACGGCGATATAGAAGTTATCCATCAGTTGTAGGTCTGACTTACCAATCTTCACTGTGAATGACTCAGGCGCTATTACATGCCTATGGTTCTTATCTGTTTGAATATTGATAGTGTTTGATGCAATACCCATTCGGAAGTTTTTCCATACCACATGCATGAAGTAGAACGGTGATGTTTTATCCGCACTACCATCCCAGAAATCACGCATATGCTGTAAGCCACGAATCTTAGCTTCGTTGTTACGTAGTATAGAATTATGGTTTAGTGCATGCTCACCTGATAGGTCATGTTGTACCCCGCCGATCACTTCTTGAGCTTCTTCATCAAGTGACAGCAATACACCCATTAAACCAGTCTTCCAAGTATGCTTAGTGTGTGACGATTTCTCAGCAATCTTTTTAATTTTGCTTGGGATATTCTGATCACTAGCTAAAAGCTTCTCCTGCACAAACTCAGGAGGAGTATCATGTGGTGCTGTTACAGTTGACTCAACATCAAATAGTTTCTCCATTAGCTTACGTCCTGATGTCATATCAGTAGTAAAGCGAGTTAGTGAAGCTGCCGGTGTAAATTTATTTACACTAGACTCAGCAACGTTAATAAACTTAGTGTTTTCAACTGAACCAGTTACAGTAGGTAAGCCTTGCACAAAGTTTAGTGTGTTGTTATTTACCTGAGTAATTTTTACTAAGCCTTGAGCTTCAAGCACATCAATAATTTGGAAACCAATTGATATTTCCATTTTACCTTTTAGAATAGCTTCGGTAGTTTTAGGTGCATTGATACCTAACGAGCGTAAATAAGTTTTACCTAGTTGTTCAGCTACAGTACGTAAGTTGTTACCTACATCAGCAAGCAAGTCTTCTTCTAAACGACTTACTATGTCATCTTGTTTCTTGTCTTTAAGTAGCGCATTAATAGCTGCATCATCATTAACGAAACCATCAAACGCTTTATCACCTAAGTAGTTGTAGGCAACGATAGCCATACCAGCAACAATATTACCGTCAGTATTATGACCAGTAATTGTATTAAACAATTCCTGTGATGGATTTCTGCCTGTGTATCGTGGGTCTGCTTTATTGAATGTAGCTTCAAAGTTCTCACGGAAGTCTTGTGTAAATTCCTGAATATCAAGCAGCTTAGTACGCTCTTCTTCATTAAGGTCTTTAGCTACAGCCATATCGCTAATATCTAAATCAAAGAAGTTCTTTTCATTGGCTAAAACACTTTCAGTTTTACGTACTTTAAACTTACTCTTTAGGAATGCATTCTCTTCCAAAGCACGTTTAATTGTATAAGTAGGGCGCTCCAAAAAGTTCTTAGCTACGCGTAAACCAAAACGCTTAAACGGTGTATTGGCTCGCGCTTCGCTTTGCCCATTAGCGTAAACTTTAAGACCTGCTGTTACATCACGTAATGCTTGCTCACGGTTCTCAAAAGGTACTTTCTCAACAAACTTTTTAATAGAGTCTAAAATCTTATCTACTCGTTGTTTGCCGTCAGCTTTTTTAACCTTATTCAATCCAGTAGACAGTGTTTTACGTAGGTTAGCTGTGTTCACATACTGACCAACATACTCACGAACAGTATCCAAGGCATCACGTTTGCCTATAGTTTCGTTCTGAATAGCATCTACTTTTGCGTAAAGCTCTTTAGATAATTCTGTATCACCTATTTTTTCAGCGAATGCAGCTTGTTCAATAAGAGTAAATAATTCAGGGTTAGCTGATTTAGATGCACGGTTCTTAAGGTCTATGCTAGCAACGCGTCTAAGCGATTTTAAGGCACGTAATTGTTGTGCTGCCGTAAGTGCTTCACCACTATCTAATATGCCTTGTACAGTCTTAGCTGCTTTGCTCTTAGGGAACTGTGAAACCAACTCATTAGTCTCAGTAGTCTGTATTGCTTGAGTTGCTTCATAAGCATCTTTTGCTTTTGTTGAGCCAGATTCTAAATCAGTCAATACATTAAGTGCTGTAGCTAATGAACCATAACGCTTAACTAACTCACGGTTAGCTAATTCAGTTTGTTTAAATGCATTCTTACTTTCAGATGCAAAGCGTACTGATGTATCAAAAGCTTCCTTTAATTCAAGGTCAGGCATTACAGCGAAGTCAGTAGCAATATTACTTGGTACGTCAGCGGCAGTAATCTCAGGTGTTGAGTCATTGTTGATAGTGATACCAGCTTCGGCTACAGCAGCTTCCCAGTCAGCAGTAACCGCAGCATCACTTTCTGATATTGGCGTACTATCAATCGCAGCTTCTACAGATTTAGTTGTAGCTTCTGATGTTGTAACCACCGGCACTACTTCACCATTAGGTGTGATAGGTGCAGCTTCTGTTACTTTTGGTTTATTACCAAATTTTTTCTGCATCATTAATGACGCTTCTGATAGTGCATGTTTAAGTGCAAAAGCTTCTGCTTTCGTAGCAGCTACTAATTTACCAGTAGTATTATCAATAGTGATACCGGTCTTCTCAGCTATACGTGCAACTTCTGGGTCATTAGGATTTTTCTTATAAGCAGCAAAACCTTGTTTAAGTGCCAGGTACTTTGCCATGTGACCTTTAGCAAATGATGCAAAATTATTTATGGCAGATGTTGCACCGGCAGTGTCATTATTATCAGTGGCTAATTGGATCACGTTCATGTGATCAACTAAACCCATATTAGTCTCACTACCCTCAAACACTTCACGATTTACTTCTTCAAGTGTTTTGGCTTGCTCTACTGCTTGTTGAGTAGATACATATGATTTAATACGCGAGGTAGTTTCAGCAGTTAAACCATCTGCTTTAAGTAAGTCACTTGCTTGCTCTGATGAAGGAGCTGAGTTTAATACTTGGTTCGCAGTACTGTTAGCATCCGTTGGGTTACTAATTTCAGCAATAGAAGTAATTGCAGCAGCCAAGTCTTCTGAGCTTAATTCATCAAAGCGTTTCATTTGACCAACAGCTTTAATGTACTGAACCATCTTGGCTTGCTTTGCGGCTACAGCTTGTTGGTCTTCAGGGGTTGCTATTGCATCTGTCTCAGCAGTAACTTCTTTATACAAGTTAGTTATGTGAGTACCTACTTCCTGAATTTTTTCAGCAAGTGGTTTGTCTGGATTACTTTCCAATACTTTACGTGACAACAATACAGCCAATGCATCTTCTGCTTTGTACGTATCTTTAGTGCTATCTAAAATAGCCGCCGTGTTACCTGATGCAATTGCTGATTCAACGCGCGCAGTACGTTTGATTGATTCAGGAACCAAAGTAGATGCATTAGGTACGTCTATTTTATCTAGCACCTTTTTAACCGCAGTGCCTACTTTAACTAGGTCTTGTGTACCACCAGATACTACGCCCGCACCAGCACCAGTAAGTCCACCAGCTAAGCTACCCGCAGCAATACCAGCACCAGTACCTTTAGTAATACCAACATCTTTATCAGCAAATACTTTTACAGCAGTGTTAGCTGTAGTTTGACCTAGACCAGACTGACCAGCTTCCTCAAGCGTTTCGCGTATAGCACCTGCCGCAGGTTGGGTTAGTATTTTAGGTATCGCTTTATCTAAACCACCAAGTCCTGTAAGTAAATTACCTTCAAATTTTGAAGCACCTGTTGCCTTAGAAATTAAACCAGCACCTAAACCTACCATTACTAATGTAGTGTCAAAGGTTCTTTTTGATAGTTCCATACGAGCATCTTCAAAGCTCATACCTTCTTTACGTAAATCTTGGTACTGAATATTAGATGATAGTGTTTCTTCTGATTTACCAAGTACTCTCGCCTTAGCATCTACCGCATTAGACAAACCTTCTGATGCACTTACATAAGCCAAGTTGGCTCTTGATGCAGCTTTACTTAACGCAGCCTTACCCACATCACTAGCTTTATAAGCAGTAATTTCAGCAGCAGATAAACCACTAAGTTTAGATGCTTGAGCAGCTTTACCTACAGCACCACCAGCAAATAGTTGAAGTGAGCTTTCTAAAGCCACATCGTATAAAGCTAGCTTATTGGTTTTGTAGCTCTCGAGTGCCGCCCCAATATCACCACCAAGGTCAACAACACTAGCGCCAAGTTCTGAGTAACCTTGATTAAGCATTTTCTCAATACGAACTTCGCGACCTTCGTCACGTATTTGACCAGAGCGAGCCACTTCTTCTAATTCAGATTTAACCTGATCACTATTAAAGTTATCGGTAATAAATTCACGCGCTTGGTTAAAATTTTGTGATAGCGCTTGGTCATTACCAGTAAGCTTTTTATTAATACGACTAGATATAGCATCTAAACTATCTGGTTTTAAATCAGTACCGGCTAATTGGTCTACAGCACCTAATGCTTCGCTTACTGGATTCTTTCTTGATAACAGATCAAGTGCACCGTAAGCCATCTGTCCTAAACCTAAAGCACCTTTAGCACCTACAGCAGTAGCAATATCCTGATTTACTTCTAAGTCTGTTCTAGGCTCGCGTAGGTCTTTACCTTTGATAACAGCA